AAATGAACGTGAGCAATTGCCTTGAGAAGTGCTAGGAAGACCAACGTTTGAAGCGGAAAAGTATACCCTATGCCCATTGTACAGAACGATAAACTCTGTATAATGGAACCATCAGGTAGCTTTACTTGCCCGATACGCGACTGGCTCAAAATAGAGTACCAGTCGCTCGGAAACAAGCGCCGCACTAATGCATCGGTAATGCTATCCGATGCACTAGACAAGTCGGCAGTGGTGAGAGAACGCGTCACCGAACTGCGACTAGCTAATTGACGATGACGGTGTTGAAGCCGTCGAATGTCATAGCCTTCCGACTTCAGTCTTTTTCGCATCATTTCGCCTAACCCGAAGCTCATATACGAGCCTACGGTGGTATTAGGCATAATAACGCGTAAAGATTTGAACGTTTTAGGGACTAGCGTCAGTGTCAGGAAATCAGTTTCTTGGTAGGTGGATCGGGAAGGATCACTTTCCTTTTGAGCAGCCCAGTAATCTTGGACCTGCTCAATCTGACTCATCTCTGAATCAAACCAAGAAATCTGTTTCGGGGACCCGGACAATGGAAGTTCCCATCGCGCTGCTTCACAAGCAAGACGCGAGGGAATTCCGACCGAGGCTCTTCTTCCGAATCTGCAGAGATCACGATGTTCTTCATCGTTGTACGGTCCTAAAACATGGGACACGTAGCTTGCAGCAAGATCCAAAACATGACTTGAGATTGCGTCCAAGTCAGTCAGGTCTACGCGTGCAAGCCGATCCTGAGTACCTAAAAAGCTGGCAATCGCCATCTTCTCAAGCTCAGCATCGCTATAGGTATCATTCTTGAACCTATGTCTCTTCATTAATGAGGCAATCTGGTACTTAGCTTTGAATTCGGCTACAGAACCAGTCGCTTCACTTGCAGGTACAACCTGTCTGATCTCTGTTACTGACTTTGTTCGCAACGCGCGTTCAAAGTCACTGCAAAAACAGGGATCATCCAGGTTGCTTCGGAAATCTCTGACAAGAGTACATGCGACGTTTAGCATGAGCTCATCGACTGAGTATTGTTGCTCAGTCACGGTACGTTTTTTCACACATCCTCCTACGGGTGGGAAAGTTGTGAGCCGAAGCCTAAGATAAGGATCCGGTTGCCCAGAAGGCAGTCACATCGCTGTCAACCAACAGTTGCGCGCCGAGCTTACATAGCTCTTCGGCTTCTGAGGCAGATAGCGACGGATGAACCTCGCGTTCGATACGAATCGTGTTGAACACGACCTTACCGTCCGACAAAACCAGGGGAAGAGCCAATGAAATGCTCTTCTTGTCTTTGCCGTACGCGCCAGTGCTCGAGTTCAGGGTGGGCGGTCTATATTTAGCCGTCACCTGTCTTCGTGTTTGATAGTCGGCGTCAGCCGGTACTATCAAATGAACACCGTTCTGAATTGTCTGGCCATCTTCAGCCATGACAAGGGCGGTACCGCCTGATGCGCTCACTGTCGCACCGGCCAATAAGGACATTGTTTTCAGTCCCATGATGAAACCTCCTAGCTATCTACGAAAATCGCGAAATCCTGTTAAAACTTTCTGCAGGATTAAGGCGACCCCGTCGATAGCATTGATGGCCGGAAGCATATTTGCTTTCGGCACAGGAAACGAAGCCAACTGTTGGTTACAGTCGCGTCTAAACACTCCAGATTCGGAAGTGGAAGAAAACGAACTGTAAGAATCGGTTCCCAAGGGAGAGGGTGGAGGATAACACAACTTTCCAACGAATTTATCATTCGTATTGGAAGTATAAGTTACCCAATTACCCAAGACCCTTACATCGGGGTTTGGCGTTACCGCCGTTAACCACGATCCGATTCCGACGAACCAGTCGACCACAAAGGAATACGGGATAACTTCCCAAATCGTTGCAGGTATATCGTTCGGCCTAGTGCCGGCAATACGACTGTAACGATTGGTGTCTGCCCAAGCTGTAAGCTCGTACAGAACTCCCGCGTGCGCAGTTGCTTCAAATTCAGTAGCAACTACACCGGTAGCTGTCAAAGGCCAGTTACCAAGCCCGCCCTGCGAGAAACTCATCGATTGAGATTTTCTAACCGATGTTCCCGAACGGGCAACAAGACGACTCCCTGATTTTGCAGCTTTTTTGTTGCATTCATGGATCAAAGTACCACAATCCATGATCAGGGGTTTCCAGCCGTAACGATACTCAAGCCACACACTACTGGTGGCCTGAGCTAGTTGAGCGGCCGTCTTCGCAGGATAACGTCGACGACTCTTAATCATTCTTCTGATTAAGTCGCGAGCACTACCCATAGGTCGTTTGAGCATTGAGACCGTTTGTCCAAAATCGGACGCTGTCTCGCCACTCATGAGGGCTGACCCATTCATCTTCGCGTAAGCTTGAATAAGTGCATTTGCACTAATATTCGAGAATACGGAGGAGAGAAATGAGTAGTCCACAGGTACATGCGTCGAAACTAGTGCTCCTAGTTTGCCTCGCAATTCGGCCTTTCCCCAATCGGAGAAAGGGCCAATCGTGAGAACAGAATCAGAACACTGATTTCGGTTCGCCCACAGCTTTTCGCAGTCACCCATAATGATTTCTCCAGCCCGCATCCTTCGTTTGAAGTCTGCGTGCGGATTGTCACTAAAGGTGGATGACGGCCCACTCCACACAGTGGTGTAGGTCAGTCCTGCTAGGTACGGAATTACGTCGTTGGGTGGTCGATCCCACCCCCACTTCGTAATCAC